AGCATACAACAACATCCAAACCCCATAACTCATGGAATTCTTCACAACGAACTGGGCGGAAATCGCCCTCGCTGTCATCACCGCCGCAGGCACGATCACGGCACTTACCGAAACCGAGAAAGACGACAACATCGTTGACCTGCTCAAGCGCATCATCAACGCCGTAGTTCTCGGACGTAGCAAGAAATGAACCTCGCAGACTTCGAGAAGGTACTGGGGCGGTTTGCGGAAGACGTAAACAACGCCGCCAAGCGTGAGCTAGGCTCCCGTAGGATAGGCAAAAACCGCTCCTATGGCGTAGCCTCGCGCTCCCTTCAGAAGTCTTTGAAGTATCAGATTAAGGGGGGGAGGGTCTCTTTCGGCTCTCCCCTGCCTTATGCCGCCTTCCTCCATTGGGGCGTCAACGGCACACGCAAGAATCAGAACGCGCCCTACTCCTTCCGCTCCAAGCAGCCACCCTCCGGGCCTATCATCGAATGGATGCGGGCCAAGCCCGTACGCCTACGCGACAAGGACGGCAAGTTCATCAAGCAGACCGAGAGCAGGCTCAAGAGTGCCGCCTTCCTCATCGCCCGATCTATCAAGCGCAAGGGTATAGTAGGGCTGCGCTACTACTCGGTGGCCCTGGAAAGCATCGTTCCCCAATACCGCGACGAGCTCGGCGAAGCCCTCGCCCAAGACCTGCTCAAGTCCTTGTCCTTCACCTCTGGCAACATCACCGTAAGACCAAAATAATGGCTTTTGTAATTAGTACCACCATCACGGCATCTACCGAAGCACCCTACGAAGAGAGGCAGGTAGCCCCGCTCTATTGGTCAGATAATGCCGTGACCATCGACACGTGGCTCGTAGAGGTGTATCCCCTTAATATGGACGGCACTCTGGGAGCCAAAATCGCGCAGGCTTACGTCAATATTCTGAACTCATCGACCAATGCAGGACGTATTGATATGAACGAGTGGGTGCAGTCTTTTACTATTGAGACGTTTGCGCCGTATCAGAAAGTCGGGGGAGGTGTGCAGCCTGCCGCCGAAGACATCAACTATATGTTTGGGGCTTTAGACGGCTTTCAGTTTCAAATTTATTCCGTGACGGGAGGCACAAAGAGCGCGGTGCAAGGGACGTACAACTACATCCCGGTGCGTATGGGTAAGAGAGAGAACTGGGCGTGGAACGACTGGGACTTCTCCGACTACTTTCCCGACGCCGCTACCAAGAAAGGGTGGATGACGGAGCGGGAGGTGGGTTCCTTGTCAAAAGTAAACTATGACTTCGCTGACGAGGACGAAGCTATCGCATCTCTTCTTCAGATGCAGAACGCCGACTACGTCTATAACGGAACCAACAACCTCAACGAGTCGGACTGGGTGAAGGTTACCTATTCCCTCTATTATGGGGGAGGATTGAAGGACACCCTCACCCTCAACTTGACGGTTCCTACAAATTGGAATGCCGCGCAGAGGAGCGTACCTATCGGCCCGGCTAATATCAAAGACAACGCGAACTGGGCGTTGGTCTACGACTGGGACGACGGGTGGGACTACTACGACGTGCAGCCTCTCGACTCGTCAAACCTAACCGTCGGACGCGCGATCAGGGTCTACAAAGATTGTCGGCCTATCAAGCACGCCCCCGCCCAGCTTTATTGGATAGGTGCCCGCGGAGGTGCCGAGTTCTTACGTTTCGACGGCAGGGTGAAGGACGTATACGACGTGTCGGGGCGCGACACTTACAAGATAAACAGGAACCTTGAGTCGCAAGTGAGCTATTCAACGCAGGGCAGTCAATTGTACTTACCTCAATATGTTTCTATGCCTTCGGTAGGTAAGCGGTCTTTCGTCTTGTCGGAAGACTTCTTCACCGATGCCGAGAGGGAGCTCTTCAAGTCGGCTGTTACGGCTCAATATATGATGGTGCGCTTTAAGGGACAATGGTACCCTTGCCGTATGAGGACGACAAGCTATACCCACGAGCAGGCGTCCTCGCGCCTTTTGCCTATCACGTGCGAGGTTGAGGTTACAATGGACCTGCTATGCTGAGGATATCTCTACAAAATACGGGGGGTACATATGTTACCGTCGCCACCTACGGCAACGAGCCGCTCAATTACGCGCTTCAATTTTCGGACATCGAAAATATCCAGACCAGCGTGGGTTCGTTTTCGCAGTCTTTTAAGCTGCCCCTCGACGATGAACTCAAGCAGCGGCTCGGCTTGGTCGATAAACCCGGATATATCGCTCAGGGGACGGACATCAGAGAGAACTCCACCCTCTTTTGGAAGAAGCGATACCCCGCAGCTTTGACATGGAGAAACATCCCCGTGGTGCACGGATATATCCAGTTTAAGGGGGTCACTACCACAGATACCCGCGTCGACGTAGAGGGCGTGTTCTTTGCCGAGCAGCTCAATATCGCCAAGCAGGTGGGAGACAAGATGCTCACCGACCTCGACCTGTCCGCCTACGATCACGAGCTCAATATCTCCAATATCCAGAACTCATGGCTGGGGTCTTTGTTCTCGGGCGACGTAAGGTACGGGTTAATCGACAAGGGCTTCAACTGGTCGCTGCCCGACAACCCCCCGTGGACAGATACCGACGGGATACAGCAGGGCGACTTGACCCCCTTCGTTCGGGCTCGGTCTTTGGTAGACCAGATATTCACGGACGCCGGACTCACCTACATCTCGGACTTTTTCGATACTACCGACTTTGGAAATATCTACCTCCCCGCCTATAACGGGACAGCGGCTATCAATACCGAAGACCTCGAAGACCAGACGGCTGCGGTAGGAGTAGACGGTGACCTTTCGGGGCCGTATGCGCTGAACGTGCTTTTGATGGTCGACACCATCGCAGGAGCGGTAGACGCTGCCGACAACTGGACCAACGCAGGAGGATACAAGTACACCTGTCCCTATACGGGATATTATGATATGCGCTTCTCGTGCAAGTGGGAGAAGAGCGACCCCGCCCACTTCGTAAAAATCTACCTCTACAAGAACGGCAGCTCTATCGCCACCCTCGTAGATACCACGCAGACGTCGGCCACGTACTCGGGCTTCCCCCGCTACCAGAGTTCGGGGGAGTTTGTATGGGACGCCGGGATATGGAGCGCGGGGGCTTCGGGAGGTGCTCTCAATAACACCTATGTCTTCGGGCAAGGCTTCCTCTTTGAGGCTGGCGACGAGATACAAATCTACCGACAGACAAGCGGCATCACTGCCAAAATCTACGGAGGCGGTGTCTATACCCCCTCGGTAGGTAACCCCTTTACGACGTCGCTGACTTTCGCCAACGTGAGCTCTCCGCTTTCTGGTAGCGACGTCAACCTCTCCGACAATATGCCGGAGCTGAAGCAGATAGACCTACTGCTCTCGCTTCAAAAGATGTTCAACCTCGTATTCATCCCGTCGGGTATCCCCGACCAACTCATCATCGAGCCGTGGGACGACTACTTCGCTACGGGCGACGAGGTAGACTGGACGGACAAGGTACACCGCGACAAGACTATCAGCCTCACCCCTACCACCGACCTACAAGCGCGGCAGTACCAGTGGACGTACCGCGAGGGGTTGGACTTCATTTCGGATGCGGTAGAGTCCTCACTCAACCGGGTCTATGGCGCACACCGCGTCCTTGATCCCGACAACGACTTCGCCACGGGAGAACAAAAGTTAGAAACCAAGCTCGGCAACTACATCGTTTCCCTCATCCCGGGCTCTTCCTTTCCTATCCACCGCAGCCTTCAGCAGGACGGGTCAGCTATAAACAACCCTCTTGCTATGCTCGCCTACTGGGGTGGCACGGTGACGACATTCGGGGAGTGGTATATGCGCAATGATTTGGGAGCTACCGTGGGGCCGTCTTCGCTGTTTCCTCTCTTCTCGCCCTACTCTTCCGACTACCCCACCCTCACGGATAACGACCTCAACTTTGGTATGGAGGCGAGCTTCATCCCGCAGGAGTGCAACCCTCTCAATACGCTTTATTACAAATACTGGAAGACATACGTCCGGGAGCTGTATTCCGAGGAGGCGCGTATTATGGAGTGTACGATAAATTTCTACCTCATCGACTTCCAGACGTTCAAGTGGAACACCAAGGTCTTCATCGACGACACGTGGTGGAGGGTCTTGAGCATCAACACCGACCTCAACGGAAACGGCACCGCCAAGGCCAGGCTCATGAAGGTGCTGCCCTCAAGTGCCGACTGCGCCGATACGCCTACCAGCTACGACGCCAAGCCCAACGTTATCTTCTTTAACGGGTCTACTATCGCCTCGCCCGACTTTGGATCGGAGGAGTGCTGCACCCGATACGGATATCGGTGGGTCGCTAATTCGGTAGCTATCGGAGGCGTCACGCCTTTGAACGTTTGCAAACCCAAAAACCAAGCAACCCAACCTCAATGAAAGACCCCCAGCATATTATGAGAGGCATCGACCTCTTACAGGCTTACAAGGTCAAAGCCCCGCTTCCGTGGTGGCTTGTGCCTTTGGACTACACCCTCGCGCTGGGATACCTCGCGGCCTTCTTTGGGGTCTGTGTCTTTCTCCTTAAAACCGTGCTCTCATGGCTGTGAATCAAGAGGTAGTTATCACTTTCAACGCCAACACCTCGGGCGTAGAAAAGAGCATCGGCAACGTAGAAAAGGGCGTACAGGATACGTCCAAAGCCACAGCGGGCCTGACAACTCAGCTTGACAAGATGACGGGTGGAGCCGTCACGGGTCTCAAGAATTTCGGCAAAGGACTGAAGAGCGGTATTTCTGGTCTCAAGTCTTTCAAGGTGGCACTCGCGGCAACCGGTATTGGTCTTCTCATCGTAGCGGTGGGCACTTTGATTTCGTACTTCACAAGCACCAAGAAAGGAGCAGAACAACTGAAAGTGGCAACGGCGGCTCTCGGTGCGGCTTTCGATGTTCTGAAAGACCGGGTGAGCCAAATTGGTGGTGCGTTGGTGAAGTTTTTCACGGGAGATTTCTCTGGTGCTCTCGAAGACGTGAAAGGAGCGTTCACAGGTATAACGGACGAAATTATTCGCGAGGCTTCAGCCGCTCGCAATCTTCAGCGAGATATGAACGCGCTCAAGGATGCAGAACGCGATTTCATTAAGGTACGAGCAGAGACGAACAAGGCTATTGCAGAGACTCGGCTGCGTGTCGAAGACGAGACATTGTCCTATGACCAACGTGTCGAGGCATTAGAGAAAGCTATCGCTCTTGAGCAGGAGACCGCCGCTGAAGAACTGCGGATGGCTGAAGAGAGAGCTCGTATTGTCCGGGAACGGATTGCGCTTGGGGAGAGCCTTGAGGATGACCTCGACTCCCTCGCTGAAGCTGAGGCTCGTGTGATTGACATGGAGACGGCATCCCTGCGGATGCAGAAACGTCTCGAAGGTGAGCGGCAGTCTTTGATGCTTCAGGCTCAAGCGCAGAGGCAAAAAGAAAAGGATGCAAGAGAGAAGGAGGCGGAAGAAAAAAGCAAAGCGGCAGAGAAGGAAGCAGAAGAACGAGAGAAGGCATATCAAGCCGAATTGTCAGCACGTCAAAAACTTGAGGACGAGCTCTACGCTTTGACCCTCTCGGCAAGAGAGCGTGAAGAGTTGGCTCTCATGCAAAAGTACGATGATCGTGTGGCCATCGCAGGCGACGACGAAGGGCTGCTAAAAGCGGCCACGGAGCAACTCAACGCCGACCTCGCAGCCATCGAGCAGAAATACATCGACCAAAAAGCCAAGGCCGAGGAGGACGCGCGAAAGAAAGAAAAGGAGGAAAAGGACAAGGCCGCCGCTGAGGACTTAGCACGCGCCGAAAGATTGGCCGAGCAAGAGAAACGAATTGAACAGGCGAAGAAAGACGTCCGAGACCAAACTCTTAACGCTTTGGCGGCTCTCAACCAAGCCTTCACGGGTGAGTCGGAAGAGCAGCAGAAGAAAGGCTTTGAAAGGTCTAAAAAGATACAGACGGCACAAGCCCTCATCTCCACCTACGAGAGTGCGGTGCAGGCGTTTAAATCACTTGCAGGTATCCCCGTGGTGGGGCCAGGCCTCGGTGCCGCTGCTGCTGCCGCTGCTACCGCTGCGGGTCTGGCTAACGTAAAGCAGATTCAAAGCCAACAATACCAAAGCGCAAGCGCAGGGGGTGGTGGTGCAGGCTATTCTTCGGCGGGTTCTGCCGCTGCTGCGGTTCAGCAGGCACCGACGGCACCCACCCTCGACCTAGGATTCTTGGGCGAAGGTTCACAACAGCAGGTTATCGAGACCTACGTCATCAGCGAAAACGTAACCAACGCCCAGCAAGCGAACAAAAAAATCCAAGACCAAGCAACACTATGAGAATTGTAGAACTAATCATCGACGAGGAGGCCGAGATGTACGGCATCGACGCCATCTCCCTTGTAGATCGTCCAGCCATCGAGCTCGACTTTATCGCCCTAAAGGAGGCGCGTGTGCAATTTGCTGAGGCCGACGCAGACAAGCGTATCCTTATCGGCCCCGCCCTTGTACCTGACAAGCCTATCTACCGCAAGAACGGAGAGGACGAGTTCTACGTCTACTTTTCGAAGAGCACGGTACGTCGTGCGGCGGAGCTATACCTCAAGCACGGCAACCAAGCCAACCACACCCTCGAACACGAGCACACCATCAACGGGCTCACCGTGGTAGAGTCGTGGATGGTAGAGGACAAGCAGAAGGATAAGTCCGCCGTGTACGGGTTGGACGTCCCCGTAGGTACGTGGATGGTAGCTGTCAAGGTAGACAACGAAGCTATCTGGCAGGAGTGGGTCAAGGAAGGCAAGGTCAAGGGCTTCTCCATCGAGGGATACTTCGCCGACAAGCTCAAAAAGAACCAAGACGACGAGATGCTCGCCGAGCTTACGCGTGCCATTGTCAAAGCTGACGGACGTACGAAGAGCGGAAAGCGGGTTGTCATGGAGTCTTACTCCGACTATCCCGAAGCCGTCAAGAATAACGCGCAGAAAGGTATCGACCTGAACGAGAAGAACGGGAACAAGTGCGCTACCCAGACGGGCAAGGTGAGAGCTCAACAGCTTGCACAAGGCGAACCCGTCTCTCTTGAGACTGTGAAGCGCATGGCCTCCTATCTCTCACGAGCTGAAGAATACTACGACGAATCAGATATGAATGCTTGCGGCACTATCTCCTATCTGCTATGGGGTGGCAAGGCTGGCTTGCGGTGGGCAGAGTCCAAGATCAAGGAGGAATTGTGGTCAGCAATAAAAAAAGAACTGGACTCACCTGAGGATTGACCCCTTGAGTTTCTTATACAAAAAAACCACTTCATGAACATTCAAGAAAGGGTGCAGGAAGTCTTCAATCGTTTCAACGTCAAGCTGACGGTGAGCGAGCAGAAGGGCACCGAACTCGCAGAGGCCGCCCTCGAAAACGGCACGGTCATCTACACGGACGCTGAGGCGTTTGCTGAAGGCGCAGAAGCGTACATCATCAACGACGAAGGTGAGAGCATCCCATTGCCTCCCGGCGATTACCCTCTCGCTGACGGCGGCACCATCGTCGTGGGCGAAGGTGGCGTCATCACTTCAGTAGGCGAAGCCGAAGAGGTGGTGGAGGAAGTCCAAGAGGTGGAAGCCTCAGAGGAAATTACCGAAGAGCTCGAAGTCGAAGTCGAGGTGGAAGCCGAAGACGAGCCCCAGTACATGACCAAAGCAGAAGTCGAAGAGATGATCGCGGCAGCTTTGGAGTCTATGAACAAGGACAAAGAAGAGATGTCAGCCGTCAACCCTGAAGCCCCCAAAGCCGCGAAGGTGGAAGAGGTGAAAGAGGAAAAAGAAGACGAGGCAGCCGTCGAGCTGGCCGCCGTCAAAGCTGAACTCGAAGCTATCAAGAAGCAGGCCGCCGACGCGGGCCTCAAGCATCAGGCCCCCACGCAGAAGCGTGAGCCTATCAACCTCAAGAATCTATCAACTCAGGAGCGCGTGTCTGCTCTCCTTAATCAATTCTCAAAGTAATGAGCCTTTACAAGTTTGGCGAAAACGCCACTGTAGGAGTCGGTACTTACACGGGAGAAGCGGCACGTCCTTACGTGGCTGCTGCTGTCCTGTCAGCCGACACCATCGCCAACGGTTACATCACCGTCCGCGAAAATGTCCACTCTAAAGCAGTCCTCCGGAAGTTCTCCGGCGTCTGCGCTTTCTCAACCCCTGCTGCTGGTCAGTTGACTTTGGGCGAAGCTATCCTCGCGGTAGACGCTCTGAAAATCAACGAGCAGGTGTGCAACGAAGATCTCCGCGCTACGTGGGAAGGTACTTTGATGCGCGGCCAAAACTCTTCTGCTCCTGCTGACTTCACGACCTTCGTGGCTCAGTACGTGGCCGCCAAGACCGCTGAAGCTGTCGAGCGCAACATCTGGCAGGGCAAGTACAACTCCGCTACGGGAGGCACCACGGGTACATACAACTCCTTCGCGGGGTTGATGAACAAGATTGTGGCAGCTACTCCCGGCGAGGAGGATTCGTTGACGGGTGCTACCACGTCTGCCAACATCTTGGAGCGCTTGGACGCCTTGGCTGTTCCTGCCGTTATCGCAGGCGACCCCAACACCAAGCTCTTTATGTCTCGCGCTATGAAGCAGCTCTACTACACGGCTATCGCTGGCACAGCAGAGTTGACGTACTTGGCCGAAGGTTTCGCTCAGAACTACAAGGGCTACGAAATCATCACGCCTGCCGGTATGCCTGACGACTCTTTCGTCTTCGCTCAGAAGGAGAATCTCTACTTCGGTACCGACCTCTTGACCGACCACATCAACGCTTCTATCTTGAACCTCCGTGATGTGACGGGTGACGACGTGACGCGTGTCATCATGCAGTTCTCTGGCGGTTGCCAAATCGTTGACGAGTCTGCTATCGCTGTGGCTCGCCGCACTTCCTAATTGACCACCGAGATAAGGGGGGGCTTCGGCCCCCCCCCACTCTCATAAAACCCCTAAATCATGGCTTGTAGCCTTACACTTACTGGACGCTCGCTCCCGTGCCGCGATGCCCTCGGAGGGGTGAAGAACGTGTGGATCGTCGACACTGCTGGAGGTACTGCGAACACTTCGTTCACGAATGATTTGTGGATATACGACGACGCCGTCGGTGACGTAGTTGCCAAGGCTGGCACTATTGCACACGACTACGTGTCTCCTAAGAATACGTCTTCGTTCACGCAGACCGTCAACTCAAGCATCGAGAACGGAACTATCTTCTACACGCAGACGCTCTCTCTCGTCTTGAACAAGCCCGTCGTAGCCGACGTGGTGGAGTTGACCAACTTGGCGAAGGGCCGTCTGGGTATCATCGTCCAAGACAATAACGACAACTACTTCGTGATGGGTCACACGCGCGGAGCTGAGTTGTCAGGGGGAACCTTGACGACGGGCACCGCCATCGGCGACCTTGCCGGGTACACGTTGGAGTTCACAGCAGAGGAAGCTATCCCTGCTCCATTCCACGACACGACCGACACGAACTTGAGTCTCACGCCTACGGCGTAAGCGTTCACCGTTCAATCGTTACAAGGAGGGGGAGGGCATATGCTCTCCCCTTTATTTTGAAACATGATTCACCTCCTCCCAAATAGCGCGACCAACACGGTCAACGTGACGCCCTTTGAGGCGCGCAAGTTCTTGCCTGAGTTTCGTTACTATCTGCTCGAACTGACCAACCAAGCCACGCAGGAAAAGCACTACGCCGTCCCTGTCCTGACTTACGATAACGAGCGATATACGCAGTTTGACCTTCCGACAAATAGCGACACCGTAAGCGCCGTGCTCATCACCGAAAGCGGCCTTTATACGTACAAGATTTGGGGTCAGAACTCCAAAACCAATTTAGATCCAGCCGACGCAAGGGTGGTAGGTATCTGCGAGGTGGGGCCGTGCAGGGTTTCTGACGAGCCAGCATGGACTATACCCGCCGTCTCAATTCCCGATAACGTGATATATTACGAGTAATGGAACTTCTCAAACTCAAAGAATACCAAGAACGCTCCTACGAGGAGAGGCCCTCTAACGATGGCTATGTTCAATACGGGGACGACAACCTCTTCCCGCAGTATCTAATCGACCTCTACAAGTCGAGCGCGACGCACAACGCCCTGTGTACTTCTATCGCCTATATGATTTTTGGCGACGGGGTGCAGGCCGACACGTTGGAAGCTCGCCTCAAGATTGAGGAGTGGGGACTGCAAGACGAAGTACGGAAGGCTTGCCTCGACCTAAAGATTCAGGGCGGCTTCGCTCTTGAGGTGGTGTACTCCATCGACCGCACCACCATCTCCAAGGTACGTCACTGCCCCTTCGAGAACATCCGCTCGGGGGAGGTAGACGAAGACGAGAAGGTCAACTACTACTACTACTCGAAGGACTGGAACAACAAGCAAATTGAACCGGAGCTGGTTTGTGGGTTCAACCCTGAAAAGGCCGTCGAGCACCCGGTACAAATCCTGTACGTCAAGCCGTTTTCTCCGGGTTCCTACTACTACCCAAAGCCCGACTACATCGGAAGTATCGACTACATCGAGCTCGACAAGGAGATTGGCAAGTATCACATCAACAATATCAAGAACGGCCTCGCCCCTTCCTTCTCCATCCACTTCAAGAACGGGGTGCCGAGTCAGGAGGAGCGTTTCAAGATTCGCAACGACATCGAACGCCAACTCGCAGGGGCTACCAATGCGGGTAAGTTCATTGTTACCTATTCCGACTCTCCCGAACGCAAACCCGACTTTGAGCCGTTCCCCCTCTCCGATGCCGACAAGCAATACCAGTTCCTCTCTTCGGAAGTGTCCGACAAGATCATGGTTGGTCACCGCGTGGTGTCTTCGGCTATGTTCGGCGTTAAGACAGCGGGACAACTTGGAAATACCCAAGAACTAGAGATTGCCTCTGAGCTTTTCGATAAGCAGGTGGTGAAGCCTTATCAGCGCGTTGTAAAAGACGCCCTTGAGAGCGTTTTTAACGCCGCAGGCACCCCTACCGTTGTCAGCGTCGAAGAAGTGCCGCCTATGGAGCCCGTAGAGGCCCCAGAGGAGGTGAATATGAGCGAGGTGGTAGACCTCAACCTCGCGTGTGACTTTTTGATTGAGATGGGCGAGGAATTGGACGACGAGTGGGAACTCATCGACGCTCGAAAGGTGGACTACGAAACCGAAGCCGTACAGGACGCCATGTGGACGTTTGCCACGGTGCCCTCGGGTAAGCCACAAGCCAAGAGCGAGCAGGACAACGAGCTCGTGAAGGTGCGGTACGCCTATATGCCCAAGAAGACGGGCATCAACGGCAACGAATCGCGCGACTTCTGCAAGCGTATGGTTAACGCCGGGGAGAGGGTGTGGAGAAAGGAGGATATTTTGCTCGCTTCACAGCGTGCCGTGAATCCCGGATGGGGGCCTAACGGAGCCGACACCTACGACCTGTTCCTCTACAAGGGTGGCGGAAGCTGTCAGCACTTCTGGGAGCGTCGCACCTACCTCCGCAAGAACAACAAGCGCGTGAGCGTCAACCGCGCTCGGCAGATTATTCGCGAAGCGGGCCTCGAACCTCTTGAGCAGAATGATGCACGCGTAGCTAAGCGCACCCGCGACCAAGTGAATCGCGGATTTTTGGAACCTAAAAACTGGACAACACCTCGATAATGGCACTACAAGCAGAAGTTCTCTTCGTCAACCCCGACTATATGAAGCGTATCACCCAGCTCAACGGCGGGGTAGAAGACGCGGTGATGGTTCCGGCCATCATCTTGGCACAGGACAAATACCTCCAGCAGTATCTCGGGACGGATCTACTCAACAAGCTCAAGGCCGAAGTAAGTGGTGGCACCTTGGCGGGCGTATATGAAGCCTTGCTCGACGGATACGTGAGAAAGGTGACGGTGTGGTGGACTATGGTGGAGCTGCTGCCGAACTTGTACGTGAAGCTCGACAACGGAGGGCTGGTCATTCGCACCTCTGACGCTACGGCACCCATCAGCCCTGACGACCTACACCGAGAAATTGAGAACGCACGGCAGAACGCCCAGTTCTATACCTCGCGCCTTGTCGAATACCTCTGTTACAACCAAAGCCTCTTCCCGGAGTACACCTCGAACACGTCACCTGACATGTTCCCGGAATACAACGTTTACTACCAAAACGGGATGACCATCAGCATCGGTAACGAGGGCATCGACCCTGACCTCGGACGTAAGCTCTTCCGATGACTCGTGAGCAAAACGTTGAGCTGCTGAAGACGTGGCTCCAAACCAACAAACCCAAAGACAAAAAGCCTAAAAAATGAAGCACCTTGTAACCTTTTTGCTTGTTCTCTTTAACGCCACCGCATGGGGTCAGACGTGCGGGGAAGAGTGTTCCCACGTAGACCACGACTTCGAGAACTGGCTCGCCTTCCGCACCAACGGAAGCCGCGAGTCCGACAACTTTACGAAGTACCTGCCTATCGCCTTCCACGTCTTCGATGGAGCCTCTACACCTGAGCAGGTAGAGGAGGCTTTCGCCATCCTTCAAGAGCAGATGGTTGGGACGAATATCATCCCGTGCCGCCACCAGACGAACTTCTACAACGAGCACGACACCCTAGAGACGGAGCACCCTATCTACGACAACCCTCTCTACTACCAAGCGATGCAGGCCAACGACATGGCAGGGACTCCGGCCACGGACGTCTGCAATATCTACGTCTTCTCAAGTGTGGGTAGTGGTATCGCTGGC